TGTTAATCCCCTTAACATGAGAATGGTTCGCAAGTAGAGTGTTACACTATAACATAAGTCCAGTTTACCTAGTCGGATAAGTCCAGATAGGAATAGGTCAGCACTCTTGACGTATCTTACTGGCAGGAGTGTGACATAAAAGAGACAGGGGGTGTGATAAATATGTTACAGTCTAGGGTCGGCAAGGGGGTCCAGGGGTATCCTCTGTATAGTACAATACGACATAAAATTATCTCAGGAAAAGATGGCCTCGTGTAAACCTGCTCACAGAGCCTTAGAGAGCATTTACTGGTGTGGGTAGCCAAGACACCCCTACCGTCACTGTACGGGCAGCACAGAGCCTCTCAGGACTATTTAAGATCTGGTCGGCGGTGTACACTGTAAGGAACACCCTTGTAGTCCTATCCTTTAAGGATCTATCCTTTAAAGGTTCTGTGTAGTAAGTATTAATATAAACCTTATAACACATATCCTTTAAGGATCTTTCCTTTAAGTATAAAGATAAACCTTATACTAAAGATACTTTAAAGGTATTATCCTTTAAGTAAGATAGGGTAACAGATCTCTTAAGAATTGTCAATAGTTTTATTAATTAATAATTTTAACACAATCTTTGTAGTTAGTGCTTGACAAGCACCCTAGTTCTGTAGTAATATATAAGTATAGGGTATAGGAAACTTTTTAGTAGATCGGTACGATGTACCAATTAAAGGGCTGAACCATGAGCATGTACAACTTACAACAACTAAAGACTGACAACGGTATCATAAGAACTAAGAGCTTGTTCTATGAGCTGTCGTATGCAGACCCTGAGTTTGCTTTGTTCACCTTAAAAGAAGAAGATATGGTAATGCCTAACGGTAGGCCTATTGTAGCACTAAGCAAGTTATATCTTGCCTTCGCAACAATGGACCCTACAGAATACACCTTCGCTATTAGTGTCTTTGGTAGTTGGGAAGTCTGGGAGAAGATGCAGCTTACTGCTCCTCTCAAGAAGCCTATCGAGAAGTGGCGTAGGGAAGCTGATGTTAAACGTAAGTCACTAGCCTTTGAGTCTGTCATTAAGGAAGTACAAGAGGGTGGACGTAGTAGTTACTCAGCCGCTAAGTTCCTTATTAATGAGGAGTGGAAGGCTAAGGAAGACGGACGTACAGCTCGTAAAGCTAAGAGTGAAGAAGCTAAGTCTACATCTGAAGAAGCCTTCGAGAGAGCTGGTGTAACTGATGACTTAACTAGACTAAAAGAGCAAGGTCTCATAAATTAGGAGAAACGACATGGCGAAGCAGCCAGTAGTAAATACTATTAGCTCTGGGTATGCTTCTCAGAGTCAGCTGAATGAGAACTTCAGTAATATCCAAACATCATTCAATAACACTTTGTCGTTAGATGGTAGTACACCTAATGCTATGCAAGCTAACCTCGACATGAACAATCAAGACATCATCAATGTTAGTGGTATCTACGTAGGTGGTGTGAATGTACTTAACGTCTTAGACAATGTTACAGTTAGTACTGCATACCCTAGTGGTGGCAATGACGGTGACATCTGGTTCAAAGTAAGTTCTTAACATAAAGGAATACAAACATGGCTGCTCTTTCAGATCACGCAGAGAAATTACTACTTGACTGGATGATGACATCCGGTACAGCTACACGGCCTACGGCTTGGTTTGTAGCACTTTACACAGCTGCTCCTAGTGATGCAGGTGGTGGTACAGAGGTATCAGGTGCTGGCTATGCTCGTCAAGCTGTAGCCTTTAATGCTGCTGCTACTCCCGGTGGTACAACTAGCAACACAGCTGACGTTAGCTTCACAGCTGTTGGTGGAGACTACGGTACAGTAACACACCTCGGTATCTTTGATGCTTCTAGCTCAGGTAACTTGTTGTGGCATGGTATCTTGACAGCACCTAAGGCAGTAGAAGATGGTGATACAATTACCTTCAGTGCAGGTAACATTGACCTGACGATGGCTTAAGAACATGGCGGGTGGTTTCCGAATATCAGAATCTGGTGATAGTCGAGTTTCTGAGTTAGGAGACTCCCGTATCACTGAAGAACTAATCTTTGCTTCCTGTTCGTTAAGTACTACAGCTGGTGGCTTAATACTAACTGAGGCAGGTGATACTCGTGTATCTGAAGATGGTACACCTCGTGCCTCAGAGAACTACGAAGCTAACCTAGCTGACTTCACTGGTTCCCTTGTTCTAGATGGATCTACTAGCCTCTCAGGTGGCGGTGGAGTCCTGAGTGCAGGTGAGGCATTCCAAGAAGGCCATGCAGACCTAGTAGCTACTGGTTCTGTAAGTGTCTCAGGTACTGCTTCCTTCATTGACTCATCTAGTATCAGCGGTGAGGGTTCTGTTGTAGCAGATCCTGACGTTACTCGTAATGCAGCTGTAGCAGTACAGTCAAGTAGCTCAGTTAGTTCTAGTTACTCATTTGTCTTCGGTGGTCTCTTCACTGCTGATCCTGAGGATGAATACCAGAGGGCTACTGAAGCAGGTGACACAAGGATCACTGAAGACGGTGACATTCGTATCGTTGCAGACGTACTACCTAATGCTGCTGAAGGTATCTTCAATGCTTCGTACACATACATTGCATTCAGTTCTACTGCCTACGTTAAGTACAACGGCGAGTGGACACAGTTTACACCTAAGGTAAACAACAACGGAACGTGGGAAGACCCACTTGCTATATACAAAAAGACAAACAGTCAGAACTGGAAGAGGGCATTCTAAATGGCTAACATTAAAATCTCAGAAATGACAGCTGCTGGTGCTGCTTCAGGTACTCAGGAGTTCGAAGTAAACGATGGTGGTACAACCAAGAAAGTAACGGGTGCTCAGATTGCAGCATACGTTAATGGTGAACTGACACTCGCTGACCTAGGTATTACATCTAGTGCAGCTGAAATCAACTACACAGACATTGCTACCTTAGGTACATCTGAGGCAAGTAAGGTAGTTACAGCAGATGCTAACGGTGACGTTACTCTCTCACAAGAACTTAAGGCTACCTCTTACAATGAGTCCTATGTAGCAGTCACCTCTTCAGGTGCAGCTACTACAGTGAACTGTGAGACTGGTAACACATTCAGCCACACGTTGACAGAGAACACTACGTTCACGTTCAGCAACCCACCTGCTACTGGTACAGCCTACAGCATGTCTGTAGAGATCATCCAAGATGCAGGTGCTTCTGGCTTTACAGTTACATGGCCTACGAGTGTTGACTTCCCTGCTGCTACAGCACCTACACTCACAGCTACTGCCTCTGCGGTAGACGTATTCGTGTTCACTACTCGTGACGGTGGTACTACATGGTACGGATTTACAGCTGGTCAAGCATTAGCATAAGGAGCTACAATAATGGCTACTAAGAAAAAGATGCTACAGGCTGCGGCTGGTAATGCTACTGGTGGTGCTGGCCTTAACGTAGAAGATGTGTTCAGCACTTATTTGTATGAGGGTACAAATGCAACACAAACAATTACAAATGGCATTGACCTTGATGGCGAAGGTGGTTTGGTTTGGATCAAGGATCGTGACCAATCCGCAGACAACCAGTTACTAGATAGTGAACAGGGCTTTCGGTATATCTTAGAAAGCAACAACTCTGATGTTCCTTTTGACTTTGGAGCTAATGTTATAACACCCCAGTCAGACGGCTTTGACCTTAGTTCTTCAAGTAGGGTAAATCAGTCAGGCCAAGACTTCGCCTCTTGGACATTCCGCAAAGCCCGTAAGTTCTTTGATGTGGTGACTTATACTGGGACGGGTTCTGCTGGTTTAACAATAAACCATAGTCTAGGTAGCGTACCAGGTTTTATTATAGTAAAAAGATTGAATAGCACTAACGCTTGGGCTGTATACCACAGGTCTTTAGGTAATAACAGGAAACTGGAGTTAAACAAAACAGACGGTATCTATGATATTGGGAATAGCAGCGCATGGAACACTACAACACCAACAGATACGCAGTTCTATCTTGGTGCGGATGGGGGTGTAAACGGCAATGGTGGAACCTATGTAGCCTACCTCTTCGCCCACAACGATGGTGACGGTGAGTTCGGTGGCGAAGCTGATGCTGATATTATCAAGTGTGGGAGTTATGTTGGTGGCGGCTCAACAGATGTTTCAGTTGACTTAGGGTTTGAGCCTCAGTGGTTGATGATTAAAAGGACGGATACAGCTAATAACTGGTTTATGTTTGATACTATGAGAGGTATAACAAATGGAGTAGGTAATGGTGATGCTTATTTAAGGGCAAACCTTTCAAACGCCGAAGGTCTGGGGTTGAATTTTACAGACGGAGTTGACTTAACAGCCACAGGCTTTGAGCTTAAGGGTGACTTCGGCGGTATAAACCACAATGGCGGAGACTACATCTACATCGCCATTCGCCGTGGTACAAAAGTGCCTGAGAGTGCGAGTGAGGTGTTTGATGTTAATCTTGCATCGGCTACCGCAACCAACCCTGCGGTCATAAGTACAATTCCCACGATAGATATGGCTATTTTATCATCAAGGACAGGTACAGATAAACATTACATATCTAGTCGCCTAACAGGGGCTTTCCTGAAGACGGAGAGTACTGCTGTTGAAGCGGGGGCAGGGTCATCGTTGGGGCAGTTTGATAACCAATACGGCTTTTACGGGACAACAGGAACTTTAGGTACAAACTACTTTGCTTGGATGTGGAAACGTGCGCCGGGCTTCTTCGATGCCGTTGCTTACACTGGGAACGGAGTTGTAGACCCCGGCCAGCAGTTAAATCATAATCTTGGCGTTGCGCCGGAAATGATATGGGTTAAGAGCAGATCAAGTGCTGCCTCTTGGGAGTGTTGGTTCAATGGTTTTACAACAGACGAGTATATCAGATTAGATAGCGATGGCGGAAAAAGCAGCAATGGCGATTACCCAAGATTTCCTGTTTTACCTACAGAGACTACATTAAATGTAGGCGGTGGCTCAAGTGCAAACGGTTCAAACGAAGACTATATAGCCTACCTCTTCGCAAGCCTTGATGGTATATCTAAGGTGGGGAGCTTTTATCACGAAGACGGTACTCCTACTAATGTAGATTGTGGATTCACAAACGGTGCTAGGTTTGTTCTATGGAAGAAAACGACTGGAAGTGGGCCTTGGTTAGTTATGGATACTCAGAGAGGAATTGTTAGTGGCAACGATCCTTATTTAATACTGAATACCACGGCTTCTGAAGACTCTTCTTATGACGTTATAGACCCACTATCTTCTGGTTTTACGGTAGCGCCTGTCATATCAAGTGGCACATACAACTTCTATGCGATTGCCTAGCAATCTTCGAATCGCATAACTACAATCAACTGACACAGGAGAACATCAATCATGTCAGAATATCGCAACCGAACAACAGGCGAAGTTAAAACACAGGGGCAATGGCGTTCAGCTAACCCCAACACTTCCCTGCCTAAAGTATGGAAAGCAGCCACACTGGATGCACTAGACCTAGAGCCTGTACTTGCTGCACCTAAACCTAGCACTGAGCAGTACGAGACAGCTCGACGTAACGGTGTAGTACAGGATGCTAACAACAACTGGGTTACAGCTTGGGAAGTTGTAGACATGTTCACTAGCTACACTGACGAGGAAGGTGTCTTCCACAGTAAGCTAGAACAAGAGCAAGCCTACCAAGCTGGTCTAGATGCTAAGGTAGCTGAGAGCAACCGTACTAAACGGAACACTCTCCTAGCTGACACTGACTGGACTCAGATGAATGACAGTCCTCTCACTAATGAAGTTAAGACTGCATGGGCTACCTATCGTCAAGAGCTTCGTGGAGTCACAGACCTAGACGCATGGCCTAACCTAGCAGACGATGACTGGCCTGTACAACCTTAACCGCAAGGAAACACTATGGCAACCAAAGACACATTAGACCAGATACGACAAGCAGCTGAGAATGACCTAGAGTTCTTCATACAGTTGGTTGCTCCACAGCAGGTCTTAGGGGATTGCCATAAGGAAGTAGTTGAGTGGTGGACAAGGGAAGATGCTAAAGACTTCCAGCTTCTCTTGTTCCCACGAGACCACGGCAAGTCACGGTTAGTAGCTTACAGGGTAGCATGGGAACTAACTAAGAACCCTACACTCCGTATCTTGTATATCTCTGCTACAGCTAACTTAGCTGAGAAGCAACTTAGCTTCATTAAAGGTATCCTTACCTCAGAGATCTATAGACGTTACTGGCCTGACCACATACACCAAGAAGAAGGTAAACGTACTCGGTGGACTAACTCAGAGATTAGCTTAGACCATCCTCTCCGTAAGAAAGAGAATGTACGTGACCCTAGTATCTTCACTGGTGGTTTGACTACATCCTTGACTGGTCTGCACTGTGACATTGCTGTACTTGATGATGTTGTTGTAGCTGAGAATGCTCTAACCTCTGAAGGTAGAAACAAGGTTGCTAGTCAGTACTCCTTGCTTGCATCCATTGAGGGTGCAGATGCAAAGGAGTGGGTAGTTGGTACACGATACCACAGCAAGGACTTGTACAACGATCTGATGGAGATGAAAGAGATTCTCTATGATGAGGATAGTGAACAGGTCGGTGAAGATAATATCTATGAGATCATGGAGAAGCCAGTCGAGAACTTAGGTGATGGTACTGGTGAGTTCCTGTGGCCTAGGCAGCAACGTAAAGATGGTAAGTGGTTCGGGTTCGACATCCAGACCTTAGCTAAGAAACGGGGCAAGTACCTAGACAAGGGACAGTTCAAGGCTCAGTACTACAACGATCCTAGTGATCCAGATAACATACCTGTAGGCAGAGAGAAGATCCAGTACTTCGATAGGAAGCACCTCAAGCTAGACAATGGTTTCTGGTACTACAAAGATAGTAAGCTGAACCTCTTTGCAGCTATTGACTTCGCCTTTAGTTTAAGATCTAAGGCTGACTACACAGCACTGGTTCTTGTAGGAGTAGATGCTGACAACAATGTATATGTCTTAGACATTGACAGGTTCAAGACTGACCGTATTGCTGAGTACTTCGATCACATCTTTATGCACACTAAGTGGTCCTTCAGGAAACTACGTGCAGAGGTTACTGTAGCTCAGATGGCTATCGTTAAACAGTTAAAAGAATTAATCAAGGGACATGGACTTGCTCTAAGCATTGAGGAGTTCAGGCCTAACAAGAACCAAGGTAACAAACAGGAACGTATAGCTTCTGTCTTAGAGCCTAGGTATGACAACTTACAGATGTGGCACTACAGAGGTGGTAACACACAGTACTTGGAAGACGAGCTATCAACACGTAATCCGCCACATGATGACGTAATTGATGCCTTAGCATCTGCCGTTGATATGGCTGTACGTCCGACACGCAACCTTAACAGGAAGCGAGAAAGTAATATTGTCTGGGCGAATAGTCGTTTCAGAGCAGGGAGTAGGTAATGGACACCATTGATATTGAACACCTGATTAATCCAGATCAGCTTGCTGTAGAGATTGCAGATAAGTGGCGTCTGTGGCATTCACTTCGTAGTCCTTGGATCGAACAGACTAAGCAACTACGTAACTACATATATGCTACCGATACAACTACAACAGCTAATGCAATCCTGCCTTGGTCTAACACAACTACTACTCCTAAGATTACACAGATCTCTGACAACCTACATGCTAACTACTTCGCTACGTTGTTCCCTCAACAGAAGTGGATGCGCTGGGAAGCCAGTACACGGGACTCAGCCAAGCGAGAGAAACGTGAAGTAATCCAAGCCTACATGGAGAACAAGATCAGCCAGTCAGGTTTCATTACTACAGTATCTGATATTGTACAGGACTGGATTCTCTACGGTAACTGCTTCGCTATGGTAGAGTGGGAAGACGGGTTCGTTAATAAAGAGTCAGGTGAGTTCATTCAGAAGTACACAGGCCCACGCCTTAAACGTGTATCTCCTTATGACATCTGCTTCAACCCTACAGCTACTTCCTTCGAAGACTCACCTAAGGTCATTCGTAGTATCAAGTCACTTGGCGAGATCAAACGTATGATTGATGCTGATCCTTCTAACAGCTACCTGAAGGAAGTCCTAGATAAGATGATGGGTGCTCGTAAGGCAGTCCGTTCTTCTGAGGGACACATCGACAAGGGTGAAGGTTTTACAGCTGATGGCTTCTCTAATATCCAACAGTACTACGAATCTGACTACGTAGAGATCCTCACCTTCTACGGTGACATCTATGACCAAGCCTCTAACGAGTTCATGTCGGATCGTATCATTACTATTGTTGATCGTGCTTACGTTATCGACAACCAAGAGAATCCTTCATGGTTAGGTAAGGCTCCGATCTTCCACAGTGGATGGAGAAACCGTCCTGATAACCTCTACGCAATGGGACCACTAGATAATCTTGTAGGTATGCAGTACCGCATTGACCACCTAGAGAACCTCAAGGCTGATGTCTTCGATCAGATTGCTTACCCTATTCTTAAGATCAAGGGTGATGTAGAAGACTTCGACTTCGAACCCGGTGCTCGTATCTATCTTGGTGAAGAGGGTGATGTAGGTTACATGGCTCCTGATGCAACAGCTCTTAATGCTGACATGCAGATCCAAGTCCTAGAGAACAAGATGGAAGAGATGGCAGGTGCTCCTCGACAAGCTATGGGTATCCGTACCCCCGGTGAGAAGACTGCCTTC